TTTCTATATTTAGGAGAACCATCAAATGTAACTCTAGGTTCGTTTCTAAAATATGTTTGTAACCAACTAACTAAATGCCATCCTACATATTCATCATGATTTCCAGCTACATATATAATTTCTACATCATTTGAGTATTGTAGCAATAGTGATGCTATTAGCACCTCATGTTCACATATTAGTTTAAATGAATCCTGATATGAACATATGTTTTGTTGAGGAGTTCCTTTAGTGGTCATGTTTGTCCACTCACTATTAAACTCATCAGAACCAATTATATATTTAATTTGAGAAAGGTTATTAGACATATTAGCTTGTGCTAATATAACTTCCACCTTATACATTATAGCTGCAAATCTATCATAAATATTATTGTTTCCATCTATATCATGTTTGTTTAGATGGCTATCTTGTTTATTGATAATAATACAACCATCTCGCTTCTCTGGAGTGTATTTTACTACAACCATCTCTGGAGAAACTGGTTCATATGTAGATAAAAACTCTACAAATGAATCCTGAAATATTTCTTCTGCTTGTTTTTTACCTAACCAAGCTTTAACTTGCCAATGAGGTGTTTCACCATTTCCCCAGTAGTTCTGGACATATTTGGTTATTTCCCATTTAGATGTATCAATGTTACATTTCTCAATCAATTCCTCAAGACTTTTAATCTCATTCTTGGAATTGATAACAACCTCTCCTGTTCCTTTTACAAAGTCTTCTTCAAACTTTAATATCTGTTTTTCTAGCTCACTAATGTAAACCCCAGCTTCAGCCTCATCTTGTACAGTTTCTCTATTCCTTAATTCATTTAATAGTTCATCAACCTCATTTTCTGTAATTCCAAGCTTTTCAGCGTAAAACTTCTTACTCTTTTTCCAACCTAAAAGTCTTTCAAGTTGTTGTAACAGCTGTTGATTTTCTGGCATATTTGAATTAGTTTAGTTAAATTAGTCCAAAGATACGTATTTATTTTTATATTTACCAAATTAATTTAACTTATTTAGTTATATAGTTTAACCAAGTTGGTTAGAAATAAAAACTCCCAGAGTAGAAACTCCAGGAGATAACTCTGTAAAACCAATAAAACAGAGTTTTTTAAAATATTAAGGAGTTGCAAAACAATTGGTAGCTCCAGTTATTAAATAAGAATTTCCTCCAACCACAATAGTTTGAAAATTAGTGTTTATTACATTTCCAGCCACTGAAAAAGTCCCTAGATTAGCGGATAATACACCAGATAACCAAACTTCAGTTGTTATTTGTGTATCTCCAATGCCTAACACATCGCTAAATGATTGTGTATTTGTTGTCCCAGTACAACTTGAAGCTGAATATCCAATTCCATCACCACCCCATGATAAAACGTCAAGTGTTACTCCGCTAACAACTTCCATACTTGCCCTAATAACTCCAGATCCACTATCATAGAAACTAAATTCAATAGTAGCTTGTATTCCAAAAGTAGTAGTTGTTGTAGTGGTAGGGGGTGTTGTTGTGGTAGTGGTCGTAGTAGGTACTACTAATGTTATATCTATATAATTTTTACATGTAGCGTCAGATTTAACTCTTATAATTGTAGTGCCATTTGGAACTAAAAATGATACATATCCAGCTACAAGAGCAGATTTAGCCACACCTGTTTCAAAAGCTGCTGTATATCCATCTACATCAGAATATAGATTAAAGTTTCCTGTATCTGCTCCAGCAGTGGTTAGTGTTATTAGAACTGTTAACATATTATTTATTTATTTGGTTTATTAATTTTAAGAAAAAGTAAAATGAATTAATCTTTTACTAAACGAACGGAATAACCGTATGTTTTCGCACCTCCCCCACTTACATAAAATGATGATGTTGTAGCTGTACATAGGTTTAATATACCATATACATTAACATCATCAATAACATAAACTTCAATACAAGCCATACTTTTTTATTTCAATTATTTATCTATATTTATTAACAAATTGTATAATTACCACTACCATCTACTACTGCTAAGAAAGATATCGATGTGTCTGCGGCAATAGAGAATATACACCTACCACAATTTAATGTAGATATCGAAGTTGGGCAACTGTTAGTAAAATTGTAATCAAAAACAATTGCAGAATTTGTTGCACTTTCAATTAACCTAAAGCAAACATTACTTCCAGCAGGCACATCAAAAAAACCTCCACCACTTTTATTCATTTCCCTACAAATTGTGTCGTTATTAACTGTTGGTGTCATACTTAGAAAAGCACCTCCATTAATATTATATTCTACTTTAAAAGCATCATTTGGTGTATTTTGATTAGTTCCATGAACAGTAATTCTAAAAACACCAGCAGTTGCGGTGGTTGTTGTAGTAGTGGTAGGAGGTATTGTTGTGGTGGTAGTTGTTGAAGTGCTTGTACTGGTTGATGTTGTTGTACTTGTACTAGAACTAGTTGTAGTGGTAGTAGTTGGAGGTGCTGTTGTTGTAGTAGTGGTTGTACTTGTTGATGTGCTTGTAGAAGTACTAGTTGATGTACTGGTACTTGTTGAAGTGCTTGTACTTGTTGAAGTACTTGTAGAAGTACTTGAACTAGTTGTAGTGGTAGTTGGACTAGCACTGGTTGTGGTAGTGGTTGTTGTAGGAGTGTATCCACACTGCTGCACTAATGCACAAAAAGCAACTTGTAAGGCTGGGTTGGTAGCAATACCTGTTAAGAATGTATTTATCAAAGCATCACTGCTAAGAGCTTCGTCTATTTTCTGTAATGCTACAGTGAGAGAGTCGTTAGTATTTATTCCTGTGTTTGGTAAGTTTGGTCCTGAATATATAATAATATTAGAATTCACTGGACAAACCAAAGATTCATTGCAACATCCTTTCGGATAAAATGCATAAATCTCTGGACCATAACAAGGCATTCCTGGTAAACAAGACATAGAGTTAATTTAGAATATTAAGGAGTTGGAATGTACATTATGTAATAACAAGCAAGAGCAGGTTGAGCATTGCTATGTGCAAGTCCACCACCATAAGAACTATTAACTGTTGATGTAGCTACTGTCACTCCTGTAAGAGATATACTAGTTGGAACATTATATGGGGATCTATTAACAATTCCTATATTACCAGCACTATCCCAACCTTCAGGACTATTTCCTACAACGTGTTGGTGACCAGGATCTGTTACAACACTTGTACTAACTGCTGTATGTGTATGTGCAGGAATTTGTGTACCACTTAGTGTAATAGAGTTTGCACCATATGTATTTCCTACAGCATAGTTATAATTAAATAATGGATCAGATGCAGGATTAACAGCAGGATCTGGTGTACCTCCAGGAACTAATTGTATAGCACCTACAGGAACACGTCCTCTTTTATCAGGAGTTCCATTTAAACCATTACATAAATAGATCTCTCCAAAGCCAAGTAGTGGATTACCAACACCTGTAGCGTTAAAATAAGAAAGACTTCCGTAATATTCCACAACTGTGTATGGAACCATTCTTGTATAATATTGTGTACTACTAGTTGTACTATTAATATAAGCTTGAATTAAGGCATCAAGATCTGAAAGTTTTACATAGTTTGTAGAAACATCTAAAGCAAGAGCTGTAAGACTAGCATCTACTTGACAAAGCTTTGTAATTATAGCTTGAACAATTGCATGTGTATCAGAAGAACTAGTTACACCTGTAAGACAACCAACTGTATAATCACCATTTAAAATAGCAAGTTCTGCAACAACTGCATCAACTTGTGTTTGAAGATCACAAGCAGACTTAACTAAAGCCTCAAATAAATTAACAGCAGTGATATCACCACAAGTTGGTAGATGGCTAGTAACTAATTCACAATAGGTTCCTTCAGGTAGAGTGATGACAATACCTGTTCCATCTAATGTAGAAGTGAGGAATTCTATCAATGCTTGTTCAACAAACGATAGAGAGTCACCAGTTTGAATTCCTAGAACAGGAACATCTAATCCTGTGTATCTTACACATTTATCTGAGACAATCTCAGTGCATCCATTATAACAATTTGAACAAGCCATTTTTATAGTTTATTTATTAATTAAAAGTTTTACTTTACTCGCTATCATCTTTACTGAATAATGATAAGCGTATTCTGGGTTACAATATTTGTATGTTAATATTCTTCTATAGTTTAGTAAGTCACCAATTACTACTTCAGGAATTGGTCTATTTAACATAAATACAATATTGTTATATTCACTATTAGCAAGAATTGCTAATTTACAATCAATGTCTGCAAGAAGTGCAGGTATACTAGAACATTCTATGCAGTTTGTAAGCCTCGGTGATAGCATTTTTAAATCTTTTTATTTGTTTAGATGCATAATTACATGCTGAACACATTCCATTTACTAGTTGACATCCACAGCCAACTTTAACTCCACATGCTGTACAGTTTGCCATATTAATATAAGTTATTATTTACGTAGTTATTACCTGTGCAATAGCAATTGTTCTTTATAAAATTATTTAACATATTGTCTGCTTGGATATACAACTTGTTTGATGTATCCACTGCACAAGTGTTTGCAGCAGCAATAGATCCTTGTATAAAATAATAGATACTATTAAGATTAACTTTCTGTTGTCTTCTAATAGCTAGATCACATTCCATCATCTCCAATTTCATAAAAGCATTGTCAAACTTCTCTTGAAGTTTTTCAACACGAATAATTGTTCTCTCTACATAGTTTATATATGCAGGAGTAACAGAATATCTTAAATAATAAATACCATCTGGTAAAGGCAATAAAGTTTCACCTACTGCTGTAATTCCTAAAGATGCAGAGGTGTATATATTAAAATCGTTAATATTAAAAGGAAGGGAAACAACTCCAAAACCTGGAACAGTTATTTCAATTGTAGGAGATTGTACAGCAGGACTAGTTGGATAGGTAGATGCATCAGCAATACCCAGTGTTAAAGTGTTATACGTAGGAACTACTAATATTTCTAATTTGAGATCTGCCATATTTTTTAAAATAATAATGCCAGAGGAATTTGAGTTTCCTCTCACCCTCTGGCATAGGTTATATGATATTAATTACCTTTCTTCTTATGGAATCAAAGTAGTTGTTGTTGAAGTAGAAGGCCAAACAGTAGTTGTAGTACTAGTGGTTGAAACAATTGGACAAGGACTTTGATCAACTGGAGTACCTAAAGCAACTGCTAACAAACTTTCAATTGCACCACTCAAAGCTTGAGGAGCAGCAATGATAACCATTGAATCTTCATAGATATAATCTCCCCATTTGTAAAGAGATCTATCATAGTTGTTAAATTTAATGTAATAAGTATCATAAGTGGTACCATCGGTAACCCAACTCTCAAAGTTTTCGTTGTAACCAACCATTCTGTAAAGATGCTTCAAATAACCAGCTTGGTAGCTATAGTAGTTCTTTTCTAATTGTTGAATCTCAGGAGAAGTACCAGCAACATAAGAAGCACGTTGTGTGATAACAGGGTGTGCAATAATATTACAATTATCAGCAACGATGAAATCAGCAGTGGTTGCAGGTCCAGGATAGATGAATGTACGGAAGTACATACGATCATATTCCCAAGGGAATGCAGCAACATCACAAGGTTGACCATACTTAGTCAAAGGTTTACCAGAGATAACTAATTTAGCACTAGCATCATTACCAATACGTTGGAACTGATAGAAGGTGTTAAAAGAAATGTTGTCTGGGTTGTTACCTGGAGCTCTTAATTCTAATTGAAAAATCAAACGATCAATCAACTCAGGAACATCAACGTCAGCACATGGATCACCACCACATGCAAGACATGGTGCATTTACAGTTACTGAACGAGTGAAACCATTGAAATACAAGGTATCAATGTAGCTAGAATGAGCACGTAAGGTTAAAGTTACAACATCACCAGGTTTAACAGTGAAGTCAACAACTTCAGTTACTTGATTAGCAGCAACAGGAGAACCTGTAACAGTGTACCACTCAGTAATTTGAGAAGAGGCAATCTTGTCAGATCTTTTACTTCCTTGTAAATAAGTGTTTGTTCTACCTTGAGCCAAGTAGAAATAAGGAATAGTTGCAATATTACCAGCATTGGCAATAGTGTAGGTGTTAGTAAAAACACCAAATTGACCAGCGGTCAAGTCTTGCGTAGAACCAGCCACAGGTAATGTATTACCTACAGGAACTACGAAGAGGGTAGTTAATGAAAAATCAGCCATTTTATTTTAATTTAATTGTTTACTCGTTTGTTTGTATTCTATATTGTGCAGACTGTACAGCAGGAGCATTCTCCGTATACATTGCAAGATTTTGTACTGTAAGGTCTAGAAGTTCATCTTCCAGATATAATTCTAATTCACAGTCTTCATCAAATGATGGTAAGCCATCTAACATTATATATCCTACTTTATTTATATATTTAGGATATCTCATGTAACTTATACATATCTTAGTTGGTGTAAATGTACCATCTGTAAATATGCTTATCTCATCTGAAGAAATAAAGTTAAATGTCTCTTGATATTCAAATGATGGTTTGTAATGATCATTTGTTAATATCTGGGCAAGATCACCATGTTTTGCTAAATCTCTATTAATCCAAATCTTTCTATCTTTACATCTTCCTTTATCAGCCAATACATAACTATCTATATAGAACATGTATTTAGGCTCAAGTAAGTGTACATTTGCCTTCCACTGATGTAACTCTTCATTTAAGATACTTAAAGTAAGAGGTTGATGGTTATATGTAATTACAAGACTTTGAAGATCTTCATAACGCTTTTTAAAAGCATCAAGTCCTAATCCTGAAATTGTATTTTGACCATCAACCTTTTGTTTTATCAGCTTTATCTGAGATTCGTTTAAAGCTAAAATTTTATCTTCTAAAGGAATTTGCTGATGTTCATTTGTTGATAGTTTATTTAATTTCTGATCGATCTTATATAATAAACTATCTACTGGTATCATATCGAAGCGAGTTTCTTTGTTTTAAGTTTTCCTTCTAATGTGAGCAACTCATCTTGGTTATCATCATCAGCAAGGAATTTAATCAATGCATCTTCGTCAACAGCTATTTCATAATCACCCTCATAAATTCTACCATTAGGTTTTACTCTATATACAGAATGGGTAACAGCTTGTTTAACAAGATCTTTAATATGGAGCAAGTTCTCTTTCATTTCTGCAAATCTATTAAATACTTCTACAGTTGAAAGTCCTTGGAATTTACCACCTTTGAATTCTGTTTCTTTCAAAATATTATCCACTAGGTTATATACAACTTCTTCTTTGCTATCATCTGATATTGGAAGTCCAAGAAGTCTTGCAACTTTCTTTTTCTTCTCTGGAGTCATTGCATCAAATTTGCTAATTGCTTTATTGATCAATTGTTTCTTCTTGAATATGATTGCATTTTCAATCTCATCATCTGCAACATAAAATTGTATGTCAGCAGGATAGTCACCTCTTTCCCAAGCTTGATAACTAGAAGCAATAGTTGGATGAACTCTCAACCATGAAAATGCTAGTTCTTGGAAAGGATTACCTAAATCATAATAGTTATCACCATCTGTCAGTTTAACAGCTTGTACATGTAGTACATCTTCTGTTGAAGTAGATAGTCCATAGTTCCAGAAAGATGATCTAGGTCCTAGGTTAACATCACCAAGAGCTATTTCTAATTTAGATTTTAATGCTGTAACTCTTTCAACTTCCATCTCTCTTTCAAGAGGATCAGAAATACGTCTAATATATCCAGCATTAGCATCTAAACCTGTTCTATACTGACCATCAAGTTCTTTGTAAGGATACTTAAATACTCCTGTACCAGGAATTCTTGTTAAGCCTTTGGTAGCAAGTCCACCTTGCATAGTTTGCAGTTGAGAGTTATTATACTCTTTCTTTAGCGTTGAGATTTTTCCAATCTTTCCCATAATGTAATTATTGTATTTGGTTTATTTTTAAATTGTTTCTTCTTTCATGTGTGATTATCCTATGACAGTTACAACATCTTATTTCGCACTTATCAATTTCTTCTTTTATAAGTTCTAATTTATAAGCTTTTGTTACCATGTGAGATACATTATATAATTTAATACCTCTTACATGATCAAACTCTAAAACTCTAATATCTGAATTATTACAATCAACACATGACTTATTTTCCAAATAACCTTTTACATATAATTTATTTCTGAGAATGGATTTGTCCCTACTTCTTTTTTGAATAGTGTAGGTATTCCATTTTTCCTTGCCCATATGTAGTTATTTTATTTGGTTTTATTAGCAGGTAAATTCTCATCGAAGAGCCAGCAATTAGGAAACATATCCTAATTCAATTACCTGTAGTTTTAAGGAGGGCTCCCTAAAGGTGGGAGTTAAAGGGAGCCCTTCTTGGTAGGATTATTAGAACTGAGGTATTTCCTCAATCAAAACTGTACGAGATAAATCTTCAATGAAAACATCACAACGATCTTTCATCCAGATTTCATATCCAGGGAATTTGTTAGCACTAGACATACCTTGAGATTTTGCAAATCCTAAGTGATGACGAGTACCATCAATATAACCCCAAGTCATAGAAGGAGCACCTTTCATTCTTACTTCACGAATGTTGTTGATCATAGAACCATCACTCATTGGACTAACATCAAACACCATAAATACTGGAGTGCTCTTTTTGTTCTGACCAAATTCAAGATTGCTCTGTGGAAGATCCAACTCTTTCAAGTGAATCAATTCAACACGACCAGTTTCACGTGTAACCATTGCATCAAATGCAAAGTTATAAGTGATATGCTGACCTTCACCCTGCATGTAACGATTACCGCTATCTGCCATAAAAGTAAGACCTGAGTTAAGAGCATCTGTTTTCAAAGCTTGTTGAAATACATCAAATCCAGCTTCATTTGTATACATCTTAACCTTACGATCTTTAACATCAACTCTACGGTAGAAAAGATCACCAAACACTGAACGAATCAGGTTAGCAGTAAATTCACCACGATTGTATTGTACTAAGTTACCATTGTTACGCATTCTGTGGTAAACACCAGCAGATGTACGCTTCAACTCTTGTTTAGAACCATTAGTCTTAACAGTACCTGGTTTGCTCCAGATCATACGCTTAACTTTTAATTCCAACATAGATTTACGCATCCAGAACTCAATGAATGGTTCCCATTTAACATCATTACGAGTTAAAGGTAATTGGTTTCTACGCTGTGGAGCATATACCAAAATATCCAAAGGTTTGCCAGAAGCATCAACCATCATTTTATCATCAGCCCATTCAGTGATTTTGTGCTCATAACCATATGCAGAACCTAAAGATTCAAACATTGTGATTTGCTCACCCAAACGTGGAAGACCTAATAAATCCTGATCAAACTCACCAATCGCAGCATCAACTAATTCTAGTTCGATACCAGTTTGTAAGAAGTTAGAACTTACGTAATCAACAGTTGGGTTATCACTAACCAAAGTGAAACTGTATAAATAACCCACATTCCAAGGAACTGGATCTTTAATTACATAGAAACGAGGACCATATTGACGAGATCCTACAGAAATAATTGCATTCTTAGAGAATTCGTTAGTGTCCAAAACCAAAGAAAATTCTTGACCATCAATTCCTGGTTTAGTTAATTCACATGTAGAATTAGGAATGTCAATAATTTTAGGAAATTTGTACGGAACAGCTACTTGCCATTTCCAAGCATCACTATTATTATCAATGTAATAAGGAGTGCTTTTGTTAATCATGTCTAAGAAGTCATTGCTATACAATGAGCTCTGAGTGTACAGACTGATAATTTTCTTATCATAATCTGCTGGTTCGGTGCTATGGAAACTCTCTAGGTGGTTAGCGTCTGTAAGTTTACCTACAGCACGTTTATCCATAGAGGCTACTCTTGCATACGTAAAACCAGTAAGTCCTGGGATTGTTTGAATTGCCATTTTTGTTATTCGTTTAAGTTATTATTTATTTGTTTATGAAAACCACGATTGAGATGCTGCCTGAGATTTAGTGTTTGATTTAACACCACTTTTACTTACTTGTCTTGCAACTTCTCCAAATAACTCATTAGACTTTTTGCTAATTCCAGATTTTTGGATTGTTGAAAGGGTTGGATCTTTTTCTAATATTTTTAGAAGAAGAGCAACCTTTACTTTCTGCTCATGATTCTCAGGTCTTTTTAGATCTAGTATTGTTCTATCGAAATCAGTTAAGGTTTCTCCAGATGGTGTTTTGTATTTATCTGTTAACAGAAAATCTTGTAGCTCACCAGCTAATTTCGGATTAAGAGGAATACCATCAAATTCTTTTGATTTTAATTTCTCTTGTAATACACTTTGAACATTATTAACATACTGGTTCTTAATAGCTGCCTTCTGTTGTAATAACTTCTGTCCTTGTTCTTCTAATTGCTGAAGCTTTGCTGCTTCCTTTCTAATCAACACTTTGTGGTGTTTTGCTGCCACTGTTTCAAGATCACCATAGTTTTTCAATCTTTCGATTTCTGTAGTGACATCTTCAGGATCAAAACCCTGATCATTAAGTGCTTGTTTTAAAACTGCAATTTGATTATTCTCTTCAGAAAGATCAAGATTGGTAAAGCTTTCTATATTATTATATGTACCGAAGTATTCTTTAGGATCAACTCCTTTTACAAATATGGCTTCAAACGCTTGTTGATAATCTTCTCCAAACTGTCCAATGAAGTTATTTACCACTTCAATTGCACCTTTCTTTTTCTCTGAATTGAACCTTTCAAGGAACTCTTCAGGAGTAGAGATTGCTACATCTTCTTCATCTTCATCCTTGGAAAATACTCCAAGTTTAAAAAGATCATTAGATAGAGCACCAAACCTGCTTATTTCAGGTTCTTCTTCTTCGTCATCCTCAGATGTAGAATTAGGGGTTTTTACTTTAGTGGTAGGAGTTTCTTCCTCCTCACTATCTTCCTCATCACCTCCTAGTAGAAAGTCTTCAATAGAAACTTTATCATCCTTCTTCTCTTCTTCAGCTTCTGGTATAATAGAAGGAGCTGCTTTTTTAGGAGCTGGTGCTTTAGGAGCTTTATCCTCTGGTGTGAGGTCTTTGATATCTTCAGGATTACTTGTAGAGGTTTCTGAGGACATCAGATCATTTAACAGTTCTGCGTTCCCTAGTCCCATTTCCATAGTATTTTGAATACTAAAGTTACCAAATGATTGGTTATCAAAATTTTCTTCAGCCATATGTAGTTGTTTATTTGGTTTTAACGGTGTAAAAGTATATTATATTATATTAATAGCAAAGGGTTAATACACTATATGACTCAATTTTCCAGATAATATAGCATTAACATTTTTTACTCTAACCCAATTTGTTTTATTCTTTGAATACTGTGTACACTTTTGTAGTCACAATCCTTCCAAAGTACACTTTATATATATTAACCCCCATCTCATCACACTCTTTTTTCAATGCATTCTTAATAGCAGTGAGGGTTGTTTTCTTCTTAATATCTTCCCATTCACAATCTGTAAGATAGTCTGCAATTATTCCACGTGAAACATCATGAATATTTCCAGCAGCAGTATTTGTATCTAATAGATATTTTTTTGGATCTATTATATCAAACTTGATAATTGGTTCCACTGACACTTGTTTATTATCAATTGTTGTAATATCTATAGGTTGTACATGAAAGGTGTCTATAGACTTCATCACTATATGTACCTCATCCATTAATGGTATTTTCCAATTGAGCCCTTCTTTTAAGTTATACTTATACTTACCAAGTCGTAATAAAACACCTGATTCATAACATCTCAGCACAACAATTGGGGAGATATAGTCTTTAAACTTTTCTGCTACCCATTCGAATGTACTTATTAAAAGATTTCCGTCTAGCATTATTTAGATTTTTTAGCTCTACCTTTTGCATTTTCTTTGGCAACAGCCAGATCATTAGCTTGATTCTCTCTAGCCACTTGTAACTTTTCTCTTTCTATTGCCATCTTATCCATAGCTTGCTTATTCTTAGACTGAATGTCAATCATCTTCATCTCATAATCTTTAGCAGCTTTAGCTTGATCATTGGTTATCCTACTCATTTCTAGTACATCTGGAACAGCATTCGCATCCATGTCAGATAAAGGACCACTTTTAGCTTCAGCAGCTATCATAGCAAGCTCTTTCTTATTAATCCTATCTAGTTCATTCTGATAGTCATCATGTGCAAGTTGTGCATCATGCTGAGCCTGAGCCTGTTGTAATTGAGCTTCTGCTTGTTGTTGTTGTTGTTCAAGCTGCTGTTGTTGCTGTTGCTGTTGCTGTTGCTGCATAGCCTCTTGTTTCTCTTTAAGTGTCTTAAACACTTTCTTCATCTGACGTACAGAGTTAGTAGAATACAACTCTATAATGTCATGAAGACTTCCACCATTCTGTATAACAGCTTGTGATAATCCTCTAAGCTCATTAAACATTTTCTGATCTTCAGGTCTATTAGTTAAGAACACTTTAAGATCTCTAAACTTAAGATCAGATCCATTCACTTGAACAAATGCAGATTCTCCATTATTAGTTATATAAGATAGGGTTGACTGTGGTTTTTTACTTTCTATATATAAAGCTGCGTCTATAATAGCTTGATAGAGTTGACCAAGAACATATTCATGAGCTACAAACAAAGGTTCTGTTTGAGAATAAGACTGGGTAATAGCAGTGTTTGTACCTGTAGCACTTTCACTAGCTGACACACTTCCCATTCTTTGCTTAGACATACCTATTAGTTCCCAACACTCATTCTTTAGTTGTATAGCTAGTTGATAACGAGCTTGCATTTCCTGTGTACGTGTAAGGTCTAAAGCTGTAAATTGATTGAATGAACTAGGAGCTTTTAGGTTCTCAGGACTATCATCAATAAATACCACTCCTCTGTTACGAGCTTCCATTTCCCAGATATCAAGAGCATCTTGTGCATCTCCATCTTTAGGAATAGGAATATGTCTTAATGACATAAGTTGCACCTTACCCACTTCTTTCTCAAGTAATTTGTAAAGCTGGTTCATACATACATTGTACAACACCTGGAAAGGTTTCATAAGATCTACTAAACTTTTAGGCTCTGTATTCTTAATCTCATGTACAAGTCCAATAATAGGACAATAGTTTAATAGTTTGAATGGTTTAATAAAATAGATATCTGGACCAATCTTAATTCCTTGATACCATTGGTTAATCCATCCCCATTCTAAAGACTGTTGTGTAGGAATAGTTCCTGATTTATAGCTTTCATCAACTAAGGTTGATTGCTCATTACCCATCTCATCTATATATATCAACTTACCAATCTTCTTTTTAGAGATCCAATAGCTTCTTACAACAACATATTTATAACCAAAAGAAGATACGTTTGAAGTAAGTCCTAAGAAATCCTTAAGACCATCATCGTTCTCTTTCATCTCAGATTCTATGATCATTCTTGTTTGAAGAACTAAAGGATCAAATGTATCATATTGTATTGAATCATTTCCAGGTATAGCATTAGGATTGCCAAGGTTTGATTCTCTAACGTTAATCAATCCATAATCCTGTAGTGAACTACGCAAATGGTCAATCTCTTCTTTGGTTAGTTCTGGAATTGATTCTATTATCTCAGAGAGTTCCATAACTTGCACAGTACCAGCAGCATACGCACCCCTTGCTCTACCTGTAGGATCTGAAATAAACTTTCTATCTGGTGTACTTAGAAACCAAGTGGTCTTTGGATTAGCCACTTCTATATTAAATCCTAGTTTAGAATTATCCTCATATATATGATAGAACTCTCTAGCAGATATTAACATATCTCTAAAGGCATCCTCACTCATTTCTTTTGTATTAAACTCAGCCTTCTGACAAGTAAGAACATGGTTTGCCCACTTCTCAGCTACAGATGTATAATCATCTAGTTCATCTTTCACCTCTTCCATTGTCATTTGCTGCAATTCTTCATCTGGAATTTCCTGTCCTTGTAAGGCAGCTTTTTCCATAATCTTCTGCTTAGCTTGACCAATTACATAGTCTTGTAGAATACCTGTTTTAAATTCTAGTTCTTCTGCCTGACTATCATCATCAAAAGCTTTCACTCTAAATGCATCTGGTCTCTTGGAGATCTCTCCTACTAACTCATTAATAGGAGTGGTGAGGATAGAATAATGTTTCACGTGAGCAGGTAGTTGAAGATTAACTTCAAGCATCTGTGTAAAACTTTTTACTGTTGGCTCCTGATAAAAATCCTCCATACGAAGAATTCCTTTCACAAGATCATAGTTCTTTACAAACGTATCTCTATTCTTTACATATTCAGCATAAGCTTTATTTGCAAAATAATCCATTGTATTCTTAATCCAACTTTCATCTTGTTTTTCTTTGTCTGTTTTGAATTGATCAGGAAAGATGTTAAGATAGGCATACCTGATGGTAGCATCTTTTGTATATCTAATTATTGCCATTATATAAAAAGTTTACTTTTTTGTTTACGATTTCCACCAAATAACGTGGATGATGATTGTGGGAATAGTTTGTTATTATTTTTCTTACCTGAATAAAGTGACATTACTCTAGGATCTGAACTTCCTCCCACTCTTCCCATAATGGGATCCATTTTCATAGCTTGAGCTATTGCTAATTCTGCTGCTACAATTCTATCAAAGTTACCATTGTCATTATATTGTATAATCTCTTCTAGTAGTACAGGATCAAATATCTTGCTTACACCTTTAACTTCTTTGATTACAACACCAGCATCATCTGTTTCTGATATAATAACTTCCTCCATATACTTCTTCAAACAGTTGTGAAGATAATCAATTATCTTACCTGATGAACGGTGAACACCATATTCTCTCTTAACAGTGGTGTTAGGAACAATCTCCTGTAACCATTGTGGTTGTTTCTCTAGATAGTGAGCATCTCCCTTTGCCTTCATATATTCAATAAATGATATATCATCATTCTCGCAAAGGGTTCTAGCATTATAAAACTTAATAAGTAGTCTAGCTTGTTCTTCCCACACATCTTTATTATCTGGTCTAGCACAATACGAAGCTACAAACATGTCTTGATATTTCTCTCCCATAAGATCGTGCATTCTCTTATATACATATACAGATCCTAAAGAAGAACTGTATGCTGCTTTACCTTGTCTGTAGGGATCCACTCCAGCTACATACAACCCATAAGGAGGATTTTCTACAGGAAATTCATAAACAACTACAGGAGCATCCTTTAGATCACTATTCTTTAGAGGGAAGTTTGTAATAGGAAGTTTATCTGTAAACTCATGACTCACCTTGTCCTCATCCTGAAATAGTATAATTGGAGTTCCTGTACGATCTTGTTGTAATAGTCTGGCTTTCTGTCTTTTAGCTGGTTCTATATCAAAGATGTTTGTATCCTCATTCAAAAATATATCATCTACCTCCATAGGGTAGTACATCTTCTCCTTTAAATAAGCTATCCTATCACCAGCTTTCTTAAGTCTTTCTAGATTACCATTAGTAATTTCAAGGGCTTTCTCCTCATTACTAACAAGCATCTCTATATTATGTAAGTCACTTCCAATGGGTTGTTCTAGAAAAGCTCCTAATGTAGACTTCTCTTTAGCTTCCATCCTATATTTATAGGAAAGAAACAATCCATGTATACGTTTCTCATCTTTTGCATTGTTATATGTAAGGAAGTTAAAATTGTCTACATCAAACATCAAGCTCTTTGCATCCATAAACTTCTTCATATCTCCACCTGTACCTGTAAGAATTGGGGAACATCCCCAACCAAATGGTGTGGTAAAACCTGGAACAGCAGCTTGTAACCCTCTAAGAAAGTTACCCTTACCTATCTCATCTATAATTAATTTTCTAGGTTTTGTACCAGCAATAGCTTCTTCATTATTACCTTCATCAAGGTTACGTACAAGAATAGAAGAAAAAGGTATTCTCTCTCCCCCTCTAGTTTTAATACCTAATGTCACTTGACTCTTCCAGTTATCCTCAATTCTTTGCCATCTCCAAGCTTCTGGTAGAAAGTTAAGTCCTTTATCAATCTTATCTGTAATTAGTTTTATATCTGGACTATTCAATCCAGCTATAATGTTTTGGGAGTTCTCATCAAATGTAGCTCCCCATGATATGTAAGAAGCTTCAATTACACTCTTAGCAAACCTTCGTATACCAAGAATGACTAAACCTTTCTTTTCATTATGTGCCCTATCAATCTCATTTGTCACCACCCACTCATTATCTCGTAGATAAGGGTTGGCATATTTTTGATTAATCCTACCTCTCTCATCTATAATATCCACCTCTGTATGCCATATGTTTAAATGCCAATAGAGAAAGGGGTTAATATAAACCCCATTCATCATTGCTCCATTTAAGCAAAGCTCTTTATGAAAATCAAAGAACTGTTTATGTTCAGCAGACTCCTTATCTGGGATTCTTTTCTGATTAGCAAACCAATCTTTGTAATCTATGTTCTGTAGTTCTAAACTCATTTTCTGTTTTTAAGGAAATCTTCTGCCATAGTGCTCATCTCTCCCTTACCCCTAATCTCCACCTTGCTCTCTTCAGCACTTCTTAACTTATCTACCACCTCAAGAAGGGATAGATAGTTCTTCATTGTTTCCTGTACAAACTTGCCTTGTGCCTCAATACTAGCTATTACCATTGGCAACATGCCACCTTTGGATGTAGGCTTCCATTCAATTCTATCCTTAAGCTCATGAAGCTGATTAGCTGTCACATATGCCCTCCAGGATGTTAATTGTTCTTCAGCCCAATCAAGCTCTGTATTAATGTATGTAGTTTTTTTAATAGTCGCCATCTTCTTCTTCTTTTAGAATATTATCAAGGTCTAAGCCCTGTCTTATAATATCATCTATTTCACTCTCATCTGTATGTGGAATATCCATATCTAGTTGAGCTTTATATTTAGTTAAGGCATATACAAATTCTTTATCTGTTATTCCCCATATATCTCCATAATCAGATAGGCTAGTGGCAATGTGCCTTCCTATGTTATATTGTGGATAGGAACTATGTAATTCATTTAATATATGAATTGTCTGATTGTAGTAGTTTGGTTTCTTCGACATGTTCATAAGTTTATACAAGAATCCCTGCTCCTTGTGCTGACAGCTTTGTTACAGCTGGCTTAATCACAGAATTCAGGATAGCCTGTATCTGATCATTAGCTATTTTTTGTGTGTCAGCATCTACTCCAGGTGTAGCACATAGTGCTGCTAGTCGTTCAATCATCATAAAAGAATCCTGGGTCATTTGGTTTGGGTTCATACTATTTGGTTTAAATCGTCTTCATCAGACAGGTTTATTGTTTGGTTTAAATAATTTTCTACATCCTCAAAATTAATATTATCTCTCATATATTCATTATTAAAGGAAACACCTAGAGTATCTTGTATTTCTCCATGTATTCCCATTATATCAATATATGCCACACCCCTTATATATAAATCTTGTAATGTTTCCATCAATATCTCTACAGGGATCTTCTTTAATATTATTTCTTGTCCGTCCATTATAATTTTTTTAATTCATCAGCTATATCTTCTTCCACTACAGCTAGCCATTTATTTAAGGGACAGCTACAGGAAAGACATTTAGTTTTGGCAGAAAGCGTACATCCACAATCTGTACAATGAACATCCATTCTGAATGTCTTATGCTTTGTAGAAATAAGAGGACACTCTTTACATATAGATATTCTGTCTTTAGCCACTTCCTTAATGGCCTTTTTTAGTTTGGCTGGAGGAACTAAATTGTTTCTCCATCCTTCGTACACTTGTGAAAAATCAATCTTCATTAATTCTTGGTTTTAATGATTCAATGGCTATTTGTATATTATCTAGCTTCATTATCAACGACTGCCTCTTTGTTTCTGTAATGTTCTTGTCTAAAAGCGTTTGTTCATGTATTTCTCTATAAGCCATCAGCCTATCCATTTCTCTAATTGCTTTCTTCTTATTAAACAGCATCTTTCCAAATCCAGATATTTCTACACTATAATTACTTTCCATTGCCTCATTGGTAGATTGGTATTGATGATCTACCACAGCCTCAATTACCTTTTCACTTGTAAGCATCTTTACAGCCAACACCCTAACGAGATAGTCCTTAACTGAAAGACTCCTTGGCTTATCCATGTGTAATTTTTATTTCCATTTGAACATCCTTCTCAAAATCCAGAATAATCACAGGGTTAACCTTCACCTTTGTCCCATCCTTAATGAGGACACCTATCTTCTTCAGCTTACTAATCATATTATTAATTGTAGGAGACGTTGTATTATACCTCGTACAAAACTCCTGCCTGATGTTGGCGTAACTGATGTTACCTTTAATGGCAGCAAAAGCTATTAATTGAATCTCTCTTTGTGTAAGCTTTAAATTGTTAACAGCTGACAAGACATTATAATACATCTGAGCAACAGCAAACTGATCCCCTACAGGCTTTTTAAGCTTCTGAACAATAAGACTCTTTTCCATATTTAGTTTTAAATAATAAGCAAAGGTAGGGTAAATAATAACATCTACAAATAACTAATTACATTATTTAATAATGTTATTGCTATATTATGTATTAATTTCCTAAGCAGGCTTCCAAAACACCAAAACAATATTAATAAAAAACAACCCTAGGATTAATTCTTCTTCTGTAGAACCATCATCTAATGTATATTTATTAAACGACAACCCTGTATGGTAGTAGGGATTATCATATGTCTTAGCTTCAAATATAAATGTTAGTTCTCTATATCCCTTAAACCCATACACTAAAGCTAACACTAACAAAAACCCTGTAAAGAAAATCAATGTATCAATCATAATAAATTTGTTTATGTATATGGAACTAATCTTCTCAACCCACCCACACTCCCCAAAGGTAGCACCTTCCTTTTGAACCACCAACAGTTATTCCATGTATGTGCATATGTATGTGAACATGTCCCCCCCATATTAAAAATTTTTTACCATGCCCCCTACCCATTATATTGGGGAGAGAGGAGGGTACTACATATCTCAACCCCTCCTAAGTTTGGGCAAGTGGGGGTGTTCCCCTCTTGATAAAACCACACTCATCATTATGGCATTAGAATTTAAGAAGTACGAAAAAGCAGACAGTGGTATCTTTGAAGATCTTGGAACCATTAGGTCTCACGCTGGTAAAGGCGGAAAGATTGCATTCATTCCAAAGAATTGGAACAACCCTGCAAAACAGGTGGCAATCATCATTACCAAGAAGGATGGCACTTCTGCAACTGTTGCAGCATCCAAACCATTGAGCGTTGCACTACGTGCAAAACAGGTTACCATTGGTCAGTTGATGACCTTTGAGCTAACTGAGGCTCCTAATGGTACAATCTTTGCCAGCATGCCAGGTGGTGCTCCATTACAAGAGCATTCAGTTGACAAGGTGAAGGATGAAACCTTCGAGGGTGCTGAGCTAACTCATGAGGACATGATAGCAATGTAAGAACTAAGGGGGAGCAATCCCCCTTTTTTCTTTTATATACAATCTTTAAGCTGTAAACTGTTAGAGAACAGTGAGTTATACGCTTTACTTATAATAATGAGAGAAGGTGTATAAACAGTATCAGAATATAAACAACATTTCTAAAAGGCTATATTGTATAATCTTACATACATATAGCATTAACAATAGTATTCTCTTAAAACAGAATAGTGTCTGGTATATGCATGAAGAAGTTGCAAGTTAGTTGTTGACATACATAATAGTTAAGGACTATGATAAAGATAGAATTCCTTAATGATTTTGAAGTAGACTAATAATATACCATTTTTAATGCACCACATTCTATTTCCCAAGGATAGACAATTGTAATAGTGATCAGGACTATGTAGTAATACATTGTAATTGCTCTGATTAAATGTATATGAACAGCTATTACAATTGAGTGCAGAGGGATTTTAAGGTTAAATGTCTCTCCCTATGTCAATTAGAGATAGCTTTGTAGCATAGATAGAAGCTAAATGAGTCAATGCAGGTTATATGTTCACTAGAATAACATACATATAGGTGAAAAGCCTATGATTTTAAATAACATTCACATACACAATTAAAACAATTAGTTATGAAAAAAGATTATTCAGTACAATTAATAATAATATTGATATTTGGAGCAATATTATTTATGATAGCAACAAGTTCTTGTTCTGTAAATAGAGCAGGATATAAAGCTCCTAAAACATGGCATTGTGTAGTTGGTAAACACCAATTAAGATAATAATTTCAAATAACATTTACAATCACTTAAAAATCAATTAGTTATGATGGAAGAATTCATGCAACAACAAACAGACAGATTTATAGCATTAATGGTAGAAGGTATTATAGATGTCAAAGACTTTTATAATATATCTATTACACCTACAAAGATTAAACTTCAAGGAGATGCTAAATCAGAAGCAATTTACAGGTAT